GGGTAATAACTGCTAAGAAGGTACCTATTTAGGTCCTTATTATTTATTTAACTAATTAACCCGTATCCATGGATGAATCCGATGGAGATAGTGTGAAAACACTGTCTTGAGTTGACAGGTTCCTCCTAAAGTTAGGTTAATTGTTTAAATAATTTAATAAGGGGTACCCTTAATAGGTATTCTTCTTATCAGTCAGGGAACTGCCCTGCCACAGGATGAAAATCCCGCAGTCCTACTCTGATGCAAGATACTAAGAGTAGAAGAGACCCTTTAGTCCTAATCAAGCATAGGCAACCGCCTCAATTATACTTTATTATGAAAAATAACTTTGATTCAAAACCAAAGAAAGGTCCAAGAAAGGACCGAAGACTTAACATCTTCCTTTTCACAGCTAAAGTAGTTGAGTGGTTACGTATATCCTGTTTTCAGGATGTGCCTTCCATACCAACAAGTCTTTTGATAGACTTGTGTAACCGCTTAGATAAGATTATTAAAACTAGAGGTATAAAAGAAGCCCTTAGTTACGTTAAAGCAACTAGGGGTAACTTTTATAATTACCTCTCAGGTAATATTCTTCGTCTTCCCGGTTCTCCATGTTATGGAGTTTCTCAGTTTCCTTCTATCCTTGGGCCATTAAAGAGCTATGTGGATGATGACAATCTTGACGTTATACGTCTGATCTTAACCATCCTAAGTTCTACAAGGTCCATTAAGTTAAAAGGTGAAGTATGTACTGTTTCGATCACACAACCTTGTAAAAGGGACGTACCTGATTTGACTCAGTATATGCCTGACTTTTGAAAGGATATGGGATATCGTGTGAACACTGAGTCCTTACCTAGGGCTCTAACTAGTGTACAATGATTGATTTATCGCCTTTCTAGAGGTCCTAACGGACATGCTCTATTAGGTGCACAATATGAGGCTACTATTATGCCTGAAGCTTTGAAAAAGGCTTTAGATATAATAGCACCTGGTATTGCTCACAGAATAGAAGCTATCAATGATGGAAAACTCTTAGATTTTCAGCTAATCTGAGCAAAGGCCCCTGAGAAAATCAGAGGTCTTGTTCGGAGATTAGTTTCCTTTCCTGATAAGGAAGGGAAAATGAGAATTATAGGAGTTTTGGATTATTGATCTCAAATGGCGTTGAAACCTATTCATTTGTACTTAGCTAGAGCACTAGAGAAGATTCCTCAGGATTGTACACTTGATCAATCTAAATTCAGGTCCTTATTACCTGAAACTGGTACCTTTTACAGTGTAGATTTGTCATCTGCAACTGATAGGTTTCCGATTTCAGTTATCTGTGACTTACTGAAAGTTAGATTATCAGCACACTTTGTTGATGCTTGGAAAGAAGTGATGGTAGGTCAACCATTTGACTACCATGGGGATAAATTTATTTATGCCTGTGGTAATCCTATGGGTGCATACTCATCATTTAATTCTTTTGCATTAACTCACCATTTTATAATATACCACTGTTGTAAAGTGTTAGGGAAGAATTGAAAGAAACTTCCTTATGCTTTACTTGGTGATGATATTGTGATTGCGGACAGAGATATTGCTGAGATGTATATGAAAGTCATTCTTGATCTAGGTGTAGAATATTCTCCAGCTAAAACTCATAAATCTGAAAAGTTTTATGAGTTTGCTAAAAGAATAATTTACAAAGGTCACGAAGTATCTCCTTTTCCAGTATCTGCATTAAAAGATGTTCGCAAGAGTAGTGATACTCTTGTTACACTTTTAATGAGGATGCAGGAGAGAGGATACGGATTCTCATCTATTTCGTCAAGTGTAAGGTTGTACTTTAGTTTAGTTCTCAACTTTAGATCAAAACTTAGTAATAAGATTGCTCTAAATTCATACTATTTTGAGGGTGTGTTATCTCTAACACAAGGTATTGTTCCTGCCTTAGCGGTCTTTAATGACTTGTTAGGGAAGAATAATCTACCTAATCCTTTCTTTAAACCATGGATGGCACTTGATAAAGTGGTATCCGTGGCTTATGGAGAGTTCCTTCAAAAGAGTGTGATAAATGCATTGAAAGAAATAAAGGATTTTAGTCCAACTTCAGTAATGAAGTCGAATACAATTCTTAAGTCTTACTATTCATTTATTGAGGATTTCGCTAAGGAAAACCCTACCTATACTCCTAAGAATTACCTTATCATTAATTCTCCTCTTTACGGTGCAATTTATGCACTTGATAAAGAGTTACAGAATGAACGTAAAGTTATTTTAGAAGTTATAGACAGTCCAACGATGGATATTAGTAAGAAATCTGTTAAACCTAAACTTATTCGTCAAAAGGTTCAAGACCTTTTTGACTTAAGCAAGGATAATAGATCTATTGCAAATACCACTAGACAATTCTTTGTAATATTGGAGAAG